GGGAGCAGACGGTACAGTCGCCGTCTGCCCGGATGCAGTCTCCGTATTTTCGCCTCATTTGATCACCTGGTTGTAGTATCCGTGCTCACCGTCGTTACCGAGCCGCTCCACGTCATCCAGACTATATCCCCTAAAATACTTGATTTGAGGTGGAACTCCCAGGCCGGGGAGGTCATGGTGATGCTTGTACAGGTAACGCATAAGCTGTATTTTGACAGGCTCGGTTAAGTCATCCGGGATGCCGCCAGGCGCGGAAGCGGCCAAGTGGAGATATCCATCTTGGGCTTTGCGGTCATCGGACACGACATCCCATCCGTCCTCAGAAAACTTGACTACTGCTTTCCCGCCGAAGTAGGACATAGCGATAAGAGTGATTTCATTGGCTTTTTCCATTTTACATCCTCCTTTTTTGTTGCCATCGTGAGTTTCGGGGTGAGATTTCTGTTTTTAGATTTCGCTTTGCCATGCTTCAAATTTTGCGATCATCGTATCATCTGATACTCTGTGATATTCCGCGACAATCCTCAAGTCCCCGGTCCCAGTGGCGGGCTCAACTTTCTCCCACCAGTCCCAGCCAAAGTCTCCTTGTACGTCCTCCTCGGCGGCTACGTCTACAAGCTTGTCGCTGTATGTCTCCTCATAGTTGTACCCGCTCCCGTCAACCCACTCTTTAATCTTGATAACTTCTCTTACTTTCATTTTCTTTCTCCTTCTGCCCTCGTGACCTCCGGGGCGGGACGTTTCCTGCGTTAATATTGCCAAGTGATTTTTTGCTCGTTATCCATATCGACCCAAGCAAGTTTATATGTCTTTTTGAGGCTGCTGCCGTAGTAGCCGCCAACCGTGACATATACACGGTGCTTTCCGTAGTTTTCCCACTCTCGTGCGTTCAGCTTGTAGCTATCATACGCGCTCATAATTTTTTCCGCTTTTTCCGTTATGGTTTCGATGGTTTCTTTTGTTAATCCGTAATTTTCCATTTTTGTTCCTCCTGATTTTGATCTGCCAGATCCCTTGCTGTGATTATATTATACGCCAATATTGCCGGATTGTCAATACAAAATGCTAAAATTATCTGATATTTTTTAGGGAGGGATAACGGTTGAATGAGTTCCCGGAGCGGTTGAGGAAACTGAGGGAGAGCAGGCGTCCGGTGCGGAGTATGGCGGTGACATCCGAACTGATGGGGCTAAGCCACGATGCGCTAAGGCGGTATGAGCGCGGGGAGCGAGAGCCAGGATTGACGGAGCTAAAACTGATAGCCAATTATTACTACGTCAGTTTGGACGATCTTTGTTGGGATGATGGAGAGCAGGAACACAATCTTTAAACATATCGCAAAAATATTTTGTACATGCCTCCATTTGGAGGCATAATAACCGGGTCATATGCGACAATGGGAGCGTGGGGGCGAATGCCTCCCGCTCCCTTCCATTTCCTCCTCCTTTCTCATTGCCGGGCCTCCCTCCCGGCAGCGGCACGCAGGCAAAGCCGTAAACCTGCAACATAGCCCGGAAGGGCTATACGCCCTTGGAGCTCAGTTGGGAGAGCGGCCCGAAGATATGGGTGTGCGCCGGTTCGAGTCCGGACGAGGGCAACTTAAACAACTCCCTTGCGAGGCCTCCCCACAATCGGGGGTTAGGCGTATAACCTGGGGGTAATGCGCAGGGATGCCTTTCGAGGCTGCCCCTGCAAAATCAAACCGCTCCAAAGTACACGGGGCTGACTGTGGAAAGACACTATACCGGTGACCCTAGAGCGTCTGATGGGCCCGGAGAAGGGCCAAGACGCCCGCTCCTGCCTCGGGGCGGAAGATGGGAGACAGAGGCTATCCCATGCGGCGCTATCCCGCTGAAAACTGCCGTGCGTACCATCCAGAGCCGTAGGTCGGCTTTGGGCGCAAGGTGTGACAATCTAAATGGGACAGCGCATATATGCCGCTCCTATCTGCATGAGGATATGGGCGGCCCTATGGATGTGCCCCGAGCTGCGGCGGGTGGCCCACAGCAAATCAGGAGAGGGCGGGGAGCGGGGTCCGCTCTCTCCTCAATAAAATGAAACTATATGAGAGGTGGCGATTATGGCTGCACGGCTGACGGATAGGCAAAAAAAGAAAATAGTGGCTGATTATCTGGAAACCGAGAGCTATAACGCCACGGCAAAAAAAAATGGAGTCTGCGGACAGACAGTCAGACGAGTTATTGAAGAATCTCAAGGGATCACCGAAAATCTCAAACGAAAAAAAGAGGAGAACACCGCCGACATCCTGGCCTATATGGACAGCCGGAGAAAGCAGGTCTGCGACATCATCGAGGTGGGCCTTGCCGTGCTGCCGGAGAAGATCCAAACCGCAAAAACTGCTTCCGAGGTCACTACGGCAATCGGGACGCTGATTGATAAATGGGCGCTCGTCAAGAGCGAAGGGGAAGAGGGCAAGGTGCAGGTGATTATTGATGTCTGAGGTGCGGCTTTCTTCTGTTATTGGCCCCGCTTTCCACTTGCTAGCCCGTGACGTGTTCCAGCACGGGCACACTCACTACGACCTTTCCGGTGGGCGTGGCTCCCTGAAATCATCTTGTGTGTCATTGCTGGTCCCATTGCTTTTGATAAATAATCCGTGTACTCATGCATTGGTGCTCCGCAAGGTGGCAAACACCATTCGGGACAGCGTGTATGCTCAGTATCTTTGGGCAATTGGAGAGCTGGGCATGGCGCAGTATTGGGATGCAAAGGTGCAGCCCATGGAGCTGATCTATAAGCCGACAGGTCAAAAGATCATGTTCCGTGGCGCCGACGATCCCATGAAGATCAAGTCCATCAAGGTCCCATTCGGGTATATCGCCGTTACTCATTTTGAGGAAAAGGATCAGTTCGCAGGGCGGGCAGAGATACGAACCATTTTACAATCTACTATGCGTGGTGGCTCTAAGTTCTGGAACTTTGAAAGCTATAACCCGCCGATTTCCAGGGATAATTGGGCCAACAAGGACAGTTTGGAAGAGCGGGCGGACAGGCTGTGTCACAAATCCACATACCTGGAGGCCCCGCCGGAGTGGCTTGGGGAGCAGTTCTTGGCGGAGGCGGAGCATCTGAAAGCCACAGATGAGCGGGCATACCGTCACGAATACTTAGGCGAGGCTGTTGGGACCGGCGGGAATGTATTTGAAAACCTGGAATTGCGAGAAATTACAGACAAAGAGATTGCTTCCTTCGATAAGATTTACCAGGGCGTGGACTGGGGATGGTTTCCCGATCCATTTGCCTTTATCCGCCTCCACTATGACCGCGCCAGAGAGACAATATACCTAATGGACGAGATATACCAAAACAAGCTGACCAACGAGGCGAGCGGGAAGTTGATTCTTTCCAAAGGGTACAAGGACGCTTACATTACCTGCGACAGCGCAGAGCCTAAATCATCAGCGGACTACCGGGCGATGGGGCTCCCAGCCAAGGAGGCTATCAAGGGACCTGGGAGCGTAGAGTACGGCATGAAGTGGCTCCAGAGGCGGAAGATTGTCATTGACCGCAGAAGAACGCCAAATGCATACAACGAGTTTGTGAATTATGAGTATGAGCGAAATAAGGGCGGAGAAATTATCAGCGGTTATCCTGATGAGAACAATCACCTGATTGACGCTACTAGATATGCCCTGGAGAGAGTATTCCGAAGAATGGGGATAACGGCATGAATATTACAGAAAAACTGAAAGAGCTTGGTTACTCCACGGTGCCGGAGGAGTTTTACACAAAAGTGCAGGAGTGGAAGTCTTGGTATGAGGGCGACGTGAAGGGGTTCCACCGTTACCGGGTACGAAACGGGGCCGGGATGGTGCGCTGCAAGCGGTACACGCTCAACATGGGCAAGAAAATCCCGGAGGACTGGGCAAACCTCCTGATGAATGAGAAGGTAAAAATCACTTTAGAGGGGCAGAAAGAGCAGGCGTTCGTTGACCGAGTGTTCACTGAAAATAATTTCCTGGTCAAAGCAAACGAGATGCAGGAAAAGGCGTTTGCTCTTGGGACAGTGGCTTTTATTCCGCGTGTGGTGGGAATGGAGGCAAAGGAGACTGGGCCCGTTCCAGGCAGCGCAAGAGGCATTGTGATGGACTATGTGACCGTGGAGCACATCTGGCCGCTGGCGTGGCAAAACGGAATCATTACGGAGTGCGCTTTTGACAGCATTGTTACCGTAAACGGAGAGCAATACTGTTACCTGCAAATCCACCACAAGGTCAACGGGCTGTATGACATTGAGAACCGACTATATAAATACCGGAACAACAATGTGGACACCGAAGTGGGCTTAACCTCTGTGCCAAACTTTAAACGGGTGCCACGGGTGGTACATACAGGGTCTGACCGGCGGCGGTTTGTCATTGACCGGCCCAATATCGCAAACAATTTTGACGATTCCCCACTTGGAATATCCATCTATGCAAATTCCATTGATGTTTTAAAGGGCGCAGACGTGGCCTATGACAGTTACGTCAACGAATTTGTCCTAGGGAAAAAGCGCATCATGGTCAAGCCATCTGCCATGAAATACCTAGACGGAGAGCCGGTCTTTGACAGCGACGATTTGGCCTATTATGTGCTCCCAGAGGATGTGAGTGACGGAGCAGTTATTACCCCAATCGATATGACCCTCCGCACACAGGAGCACAATACAGGCATCCAGGACCAGCTCAATTTGTTGTCCAGTAAGTGCGGTTTCGGAGAGACCTATTATCGCTTTGATGGTGGGAGCATCACCACGGCGACACAAGTTATCAGCGAAAACTCCACCATGTTCCGCACGATCAAAAAACATGAAATCATTCTGGAGCAAGTGCTGGTGGAGCTGTGCCGCATTATCCTCCGCCTGGGCAACGCGTCCATGAACGCCGGACTGAATGAGGATATTGAGATCTCTGTGGACTTTGATGACAGCATTATTGAGGACAAAGCGACAGATTTTTCCAGAGATATGCAGTTGCTTCAAGCGGGCATCATGAACGATTGGGAATTTCGGGCCAAATGGATGAATGAAAGCCCGGACGAAGCAAAAAAAGCACTTCCTCGGATGGAGGACTTAACCACGGAAAGTCAAACAGAAGTAGAATGAGTGTTATTTTTGCTTTCCTCTAAGCGGTTTCGTCAATGAATCTTCGGGACTCCAACCTAGCCTTTTTATTCTTGCGGAAATAGCATCCGTGCTTAACCCTGTTTCTTCCGACCATTGCGATGCTGTTTCCTACTCGCCCACCGGCAGTTGTCCGGCGAATAATCCCTTTCGCAATCAATACGATCTATGCTCAAATTATCGGCGTAGCCAGAAGATAAGGCCCATGACCTAAACGACGTGTAATCGTCAAGCCATTCTTTGCATACACAAATACCTCTGCCTCCGTAATTTTTGTAACTGATATTGTTTGGGTTGTAACAACGTTCTTTCATTGCCCTCCAAATGTCGTATATGCGTTCTTTCTTTCGGTTCGACGTTGCGCCGTGAGTTGTTGCCCGTTTTTTCGATAATTCTGCGCTAAGACACCCGCAAGATTTTGTTTTTCCTATCTTCAATTTGTAAGGGGGTGATGCCCGGATGAAATATCCATTCTCCTGAATTATTGGACGCCCTCCCGGAAGAAATAGCCGGACTTTACCGCAGCCTGGAGGCAACCCTCCTTGACGAGATATGCTCCCGCCTGAAGCTGTCCGGTCAACTCAACGAGGTCACGGTGCAGGACATACGGGCCCTTCGCTCCCACGGCATCGACCTGACGGAGATCGAAAAGGCGATCCAGCGCACCGCAAGCATCAGCCAGAGCGACCTCGAAAAGCTCCTGGACGATGTTGTGGAGCGCAACCAAAGGTATTACCAAGAGGTCATGGACCTTACTGGGGTGACTGCTCCTGAGACGCTGGTGAGTGCCGCCGACATCGCCGCCATTATGGCACAGGCGCAGAGAGAAATTGGCAACCTGACCCGATCTATGGGCTTTCTGGTGGACAATGGCCGGACAATGCTGGCCCCGGCGAGGGCCTATCAATGGGCGCTAGACAACGCAGAGATGCAAGTTATGAGCGGGGCTGTCTCTTACAGCCAGGCCATCAAAAACGCCGTCAAGCAGCTGGCGGACAGCGGTATCAAGATTGTGGACTATGAGAGCGGGCACCGGGGCCAGATCGACGTGGCGGCCCGCCGGGCGGTGATGACGGGCGTGTCCCAACTCTGCTCCAAATACACGGAACAGAGCGCCGAGTATCTGGAAACGCCGTATTTTGAGGTGTCCGCTCATATCGGGGCCCGTGACACCGGTGTCGGCTGGCAGAACCACAAGGAGTGGCAGGGCCGGGTCTACTCCGTCAGGATCGGAGACAAATATCCGAGCATCTACGAGGTGTGTGGCCTGGGCTATGTGGACGGCCTGGAAGGAGCCAACTGCCGCCATATCAGGACGGCGTTTGTGGATGGTGTGATGGAGCGCACATACACCGACGGAGAACTGGCCCACATTGATGACGGCCATGACGTGGACTTTGAGGGCAAGCACTACACGGCCTATGAGGCAACCCAGGTACAACGCCGCATAGAAAGAACAATCCGCAAGCTGAAACGGGAACAGACCGCATATAAGGCCGCTGGACTGGAAGAAGATTACCAAGCTGTAACGGCCCGTATCCGGCGGCTAAACGCAGAATATAAGTCGTTCAGCGAGGCGGCTAGGTTGCCGATGCAACGAGAACGTATGAAAGTAGCTTACTAATTGCCGAGAGGCGTAAAACCGAGGCCGACGGGCCTTAAACGGCACCCGACGGGGTGACTAATAAACGGAGGTTTCAAAAATGTCTGAACCTATTACAAATCCTGCGGTGCAGGAGCCGACACCGGGCAATGGTGGCGAGGTTACCTTTACTCAGGCCGAAGTTGATGCGCTCATCAGCAAAGAAAAAGCAAGAGCCGTAGCCAAGGCAACAAAGGGTATGCCCAGCGAAGAAGAACTGACCGCCTACCGGACCTGGAAGGATGGACAGGCCGGCGAAAAGGACCGCTGGGACAAGCTGACCGGAGAGCGGGATACGCTGGCCGGGAAGCTGACCGCCGCGGAGGCGGAGCGGGACCAGCTGAAACGCGACCTGTATCTGGCCCAAAAGGGTCTGACCGGAGAGGAGGCGGAGTTTATCGCCTTCAAGGCCGGGAAGATGGTGGACGACAAGACCACCTTTGAACAGGCCGTGGACGCACTGACCGCCGAGCGGAAAAAGACCACCTTCGACTGGACCGCCCCTGTGGGCGGCGGAAGCCCCAAAACAAGAGAAAACGACGTGATGAACGCCCTGATCCGGGGCGCACTCAAGTAAGAAAGGAGCCTATCAATGGCCGATATTATCGACAGAAGCAGATTGTCCGGGCTGATCCCTGAACCCGTGACCCGTGAGATTATCCAGGGAGCCGTAACAGAGTCCGCCGTGCTGCGGATGGCCCGTCGGCTGCCCAACATGACCAGCAAGACCCAGACCCTCAACGTGCTGGACGCACTGCCCACCGCCTATTTTGTGAACGGCGAGGCGACCACCGGAGCGCCCGACTCCAAGGCATCCCTAAAAAAGACTACCAACATGGCGTGGGACAAGAAGAAAATCTATGCAGAGGAGATCGCGGTCATCGTCCCCATTCCCGAGGCGGTGTTGGACGACAGCGATTACGACATCTGGGGTGAAGTGCGTCCCCGCCTCCAGGAAGCCTTTGGCAAGGTCATTGACGCCGCTATTCTGTACGGCACAGACAAGCCCACCTCCTGGAGAGCGGGCCTCGTTCCCTCTGCCGAGACTGCTGGCACTGTGGTGGCCGCAACCGGTGACATTTTCGCCGATATCATGGCGGAGGATGGTGTGATCGCCAAGGTTGAGGAGGGCGGATACATCCCCAACGGCGTGATGGCCGCCATCCAGATGCGGGCCAAGCTACGGGGGCTGGTGGACAAGAACGGCCAGCCCATCTTCAAGACTGATATGCAGGGTGATACCCGCTACGCGCTGGACGGCATGAGTATGTATTTCCCCGTAAACGGCGCTTATGATCCGGAGAAATCTCTTGCGATTGTGGGTGACTGGAGCCAGTTGGTCTATGCCATTCGACAGGATATGACCTTCAAGATTTTTGATAGTGGTGTGGTGCAGGACCCCACCACCGGTGACATTCTGTATAACCTGATGCAGAACGATATGGTGGCCCTCCGCGCCGTCATGCGGTTGGGCTGGGAGGTCCCCAACCCCATCAACGCTTACAATGCCGACCTGGACAACGCCTTCCCCTTCGCCGTATACGCCGCCGCCACCGGCACCATCAGCGCCGTGGACGTGACCCCCGCTACCCCGACGGTGGAGAAGGGCAGCGGACAGCAGTTTGCCGCTTCTGTGACTGGCACCGGTGGTCCCTATAGCACCGCTGTGACCTGGAGCGTGAGCGGTTCGTCCGCTGTTGCCGCCGGGACGCAGATCAGCGCCGCCGGTTATCTGGCGGTGGACGCCGCCGAGACCAACACCAGCCTGACTGTCACGGCCAAGTCCAAGCAGGATTCCTCCAAGACTGACACCGCCACGGTCACCGTATCGGGGGGTTAAATGAGCTGTTGAGCACGGCCTCGCTCTCCACGCCAGACCTCTCCGGCATGACCAAGGCTGAGCTCCTGGACTATGCGGACGAGAACGGCGTGGAGGGCGTCAGCAGCTCCATGAAAAAGGCCGACATCCTGGCTGTTTTGGAGGCGCTGTGATGGCTTACGCAGACTATGAGTATTATACAACTGCATACCTGGGAACAGCCATTCAGGAGGCCGAGTTTTCCCGCCTTGCCCTGCGCGCAAGTTCCTTTCTGGATTACTACACGCAGGGCCGGGCGGCCCCAAACAGCGAGTTGGACGCGCTGAGAATGGCCTGCTGCGCCATTGCGGAGCAGTACCAGTCAATTGACGCGGCGCAGGCGCTGGCGCAAAAGGCTCTGACTTCCGCCATGAACTCCGGCGGCGAACTGCAAAGCCAGAGCGTAGGCAGCTGGTCCAAGACCTACCGCAGCGGCGGGGACAGCGCTCAACAGGCCCTTTCCTCCGCACAGGCGGCGCAGGCTTCCCTTGCAGCGATCGCCCAGCAGTATTTAGGGACCACCGGTCTCCTATACCGGGGAAGGGGGTGCTCCTGTGGATATGTTCCCCCATGTTGTGACGGTCTATAACACGGATACCACAGAGCTGCCGGAGAACGATTTTAAGCCCACTTTGGTCAACTACATCACCGTTCTGCACGGGGTCCTCCTAGACGCTTCCAAGGGCTCTAATGTGACAAAAAGCGGCCTGGAAGGGGCAGATGCGGTAAACCTGTATATCCCGGTTGGTGTAGAGGCCGTGGACGGCATGACCGGCGCAGCAAAGCGGTACATCGGACCTGTGGAGTACTGGCGGGCGGACGATAAATCTACTCTGTGGACCCTCTCCGTTGGCCGCAACTGCTTTTTTGTCAAAGGCGAGGCCGTGCACCCAGACTGGACGGTGCAGACCATAGAGGCCGCTTATGACGATGTGTACGACGTGACCAAGGTGGACTTCAAGGACTTCGGCGGTGAGATGTCCCACTTTCAGGTCGGAGGCGTATGAGATGCTGAAATTCAGCGTTCACACCGAGGGCCTGGAGTCTATTAAGGATAGGTTGATGCAAGCGTCCTCGGAAGCAGAGCACATTTTGGCTGTACAAATTAGAAAAGATACATCCCCTTATGTGCCTGCACTAACCGGCAGCTTGGACACCAGAACAAGGATAGAAGGGTTCAGCGACGCAGGACTTGGGCCTGGGACTGGCGGCTCAATGATTGTGTACCCGGGCCCCTATGCCCGCTACCTCTACTACGGGAAATTGATGGTGGACCCGACCACCGGAAGCAGCTACGCCCCGAAGGGCGGTACAAAGGTTGTCACGGACAAAAACCTTGTGTTCAGCAAGTCTATGCACGCGCAGGCCCAATCCCACTGGTTCGAGGCCAGCAAAGCGCAGAACCTTGAGAAGTGGGTCCGTGTCGCAGACAAGGCGGTGAAAGATGAGCTCTAACAACGACAAGCCCCGCATGCTGGCGGCAGCAGAGGAAGTGGACAAAATTTCCCGCTCCATGCTGGTGTGGGCCAACACCTTCCCGGAGAAGCCGGTGGATATCATCAAGTATGAGTTCCTGACCGCCGACCAGGGGGACGAGACCGGTATGGCCCTGTCCACCATTCAGGGGACCTATATCACAAAACGATTTATTTTGGGCGGTTATCAGGCGGAGTACCAATTTAAGCTGATTTACCGCATCAAGCCGGGGCGCAGCAATGATAAGCGCCTGGAGGCGGACGAACTGCTGAATCACTTCGGAGACTGGGCAAGAAAAAATCTCCCTGACTTGGGAGAGGAGATTCGGGCGCTCCGGGTAGAGCCCACAACACAGTCCTCAAAATTTGCCGCCTATGAGGACGGCTATGAGGACTACCAGATTTTGATGAAGCTGACCTATGAAGTTGGCGTGTGAAAAACCTTAATGTACAAGAAAGGAATCAAAATGAAATTTTATGATATGAAGGTGCTGGAAAAGAGCATCGTGCCAGTCTACGAGAAGAATTGCGTAGACGGGAGTAATTTCCATGAACAGGTAGTGAATGCCCGTGAACTGTGGAAAGCATTAGAGATTGGTCGAGACTTTTCAAACTGGGTAAAAGATCGACTTGAAGCCATTGGAGCGGTTGAAAACGTGGACTATTGTTTGCTCGCCAAATCTGGCGAGCAAAACGGGCGCGGAGGATCAAACAGAATCGATTATATTCTGACAATGGACACCGCTAAAGAGATGGCGATGCTTGAACGCAACAAAAAGGGCAAAATGCTCCGTCGGTATTTTATCGAAGCAGAAAAACGGTATCGTGAGATGAAGCTCATCCGCGCGCGCTCTAAAGCGGAGCGGCGGTTGTTCACCGATATCCTAAAGGAAGTTCTCCCGGAAAGCCCCAACAAGAAATGGGCATACAAGCAGTACACAGACCTGATCTATAAGCACGTTACCGGATACAACGCAAAGCAGCTCAGGGAGCTGTACGACAAGCCCAAAGGAGCAAATGTGCGAGAGCTTATAACACCGCAACAGTTAAAAGAAGTCATGCGGTATGAACGCATTATTGAAGGCCTTGTAAATCTTGGGCAGAATTACGCCGGAGTAAAGGCAATCGTGGAGAACCCGACGGCATACTTGCCGCAAAAAGCAGGATAATTGAAACTATTCACTTGAAAGGAGACAGTATAATGGCAGATATTGAATTTAACACTACGGCGGGCCAGACCATTGCCCGAGAACTTCTGATCGCCTATCTTAACACAGGGACCGCGGAGTCTCCCTCATGGAGTGCGTTCGGCAAGCGCGTGGAAGACTCCGATGAGGAAATGGACTGGAGCCAGGAGTCCACGCAGGACATCCTGGGGAACACCTGGACCACCATGAAGAAGCCCATCATTACCCAGTCTTTTGACCCCATCCCTATGGACGCCGGAGACGCTGCCGCAGTAAAGCTGTGGAATCTTGGTGTAAAGGACCAGAACGCCCAGTCTCTTGCCAACCAGGATATGCTGATCGCTCATTTCTACGCTGATTCCGGCAAGGCCACCTTTGCAGAGCGGTACAGCGGGAGCGCCATTGCCGTGACCCGCATTGGCGGCGAGGGCGGAGGCAACCTGGAAATTTCCACAGAGATCACCTACGGCGGCGAGCGTACCCTTGGTACGGTGACGAGAACCGGCAGCACGGTCACCTTTACTCCTGACGGGGCGGTGTAACACATGAAGGAACTGAACTTTGAATCGGGCCTTGTTACTTACTCCCTGAACGGAAAGTGTGAGGTCACATTTAACCCAAC